AAATCAATTACTTCAATTTTACCTTGTTTGTAATGAGAGGGGTTAATAGGATCATCAACCCCCTTTTTTTCTTTAGCCACCAATCCAGCCCATGACTAATGCAACAACAACAATACCCAAGAATATTGTTAAACTTCTATTCTTTAAAACTTTATCTACTAACTCTTTTACTTGTTCCATATTACTCTCCTTAGTTATAACAAGATAGGGCACTCAATTAAGACTTGGGAAATCGATGGAGTAGTCAAACCCAAGTTGTAAGCACTTAATATAGTCCAATGCTCGTAAGCATAAACTAGTAAAAGTACCCTAACTTCTTATAACTTCTTCTTCTAGTATTATACCTCTGTTCCAATCAATGCATACTGGAGATCTATCAGGATGACACTCAAGTCTATCGTTACTTATAGTATCAAATTCACTACACCCAACAAGCATCATAAATACAACAAGTATTGGTATTGAAATAAAAACAATTTGTAATAATTTATTCATTTAATTAATCCTTTCTCATGCATTATTTTTTGTGTTTCAACAACTGCAAAAAACATTTCTTCAGATATGTTAACACCCTCTGGTACTGGCTTCCTACCATCATATATGTCATGGCAATTTAAACACAAATACGCACCATGTATGTCTAATGATTTTAAACCAATACCCGCACCACTTAAATGTGCCAAGACTACAGTTTCTCGATCAGGCATACAACCAATAATTCTCATTGTACAAGCCTCACCTCTTGCTGACTCTCTAATTTTTTTACTTCTACTCTTTGCCATAAAGGTTGATCTCTATATCAGAAAATCTTGAATATTTTCCATCAAAATTACACTTAACAAATCCATTTCTGCCCATTCTATTCTTAGCAACTATCAATTCTGCCAGGCCTCTATCAGGTGAATCATCGTAATAATAATCATCTCTATAAACAAACATAATCATATCAGCATCTTGCTCAATTTCACCTGATGATCTTAAATCGCTCATAAAAGGTCTTTTATTCTCTCTCTGCTCTACCCCTCGACTCAACTGAGAAAGTAGAATTATGGGTATCTCAAGGTCTTTAGCAAGGTATTTTAACTCTCTAGTAATGTTACCTAGTTCAGAAACCTCTCTACCTTTATCATATCTCATAATCTGCAAATAATCTATAAGTATTATATCTAATTTTTTGTCTGCATTTATTTTTTTTGCAGTAGAATAAATATTCTTAACAGATAACCCTGACTTATCGATAATATTCATGTTTTTGTTACTTGCTTTTGCCAAGCTCTGATAAAAAATTTGGTTCTCATCATCTTCTAATTGATTTTTTTCTACTTTTGAAAGCGGAATATTGCTATCACATGACACCATTTTCATCATTAACTGTACTTGGCTCATCTCTAAAGAAAAAAACAACACATTTTTAGTGTTACTTAAATGATTTGCTATGTTTAATGCAAGAGTTGACTTACCCATTGAAGGCCTACCCGCTAAAACATTAAGTGAACCTGGTCTAAAACCACTTGTAAGTGCATCTAATGACTCAAAACCACTAGATAAACCAGTACCATGCTCATTAACACTATCTATATAATCGATAGTCTTTCCAACAATGCTTTGCATAGAATGATCTGATTGATCTGACATCTCATTCTCTAAAGTCTGGATCTGATCTACAGTATCTTGGTAGTTATCGTATTCAATTTTAAACTTTAGGCTTTCAACTTCATTTTTAATTCTACAAGTTCTAATGTGGTTAGCATAAACACCAATATTGTTAGAGCTTAATGATTCCTCTAGGAGAGTTGCCAAAAAAGGAAAGCTAGTCCATTCTCCACTATGATCACCACTCATGTCTATCCAATTTCTTAAATGAAGTGCATCAACATGCTCATCTTCATCAACCATTTCTTTAATATAATCAAACAATAAACCTAAATTCTTATCAGAAAAATCTGAGGATATTAAACCAGTGCCTAATACCTCATCTAAGCATGGCTCAAAAAGTAAACCACCTATTACTGCTCTTTCAGAATCTTTAGAATCGGTCTTGCTCTTTAACTGCCTGTGTAATGTTTGTGTTTTCATATTTTTCTCCATTAGTTGTCATATTATTTTCCATTTCATCAGGTGTTGGATGATTTTCTTCATCTAACTCACCATCTTCTTGCATCTGTGCGTGTATCTCGCTGTAGTAACCCATATTATTCTTCCTCCTCATCTTTTTCTAAATCACAATGATCGTTACAATCCATACAAATATCACCATGAATTACTCTAGCACCACAACAACTGCTAAAATAACCATGCTCAATATAATCACTTGGGTATTCCATACTCATACATTTCTCCAATTAAATTCATCACCATAAGGTTTAGATTGTACCTTAACCTCCTCCATCATCTCCCAATTACGCCCATTAATGAATGTTTGTAAGTGAGGGATAAATTTCTTTTCAGTTGTACCAAACTCTAATTTCATTTTAGCAAGTTTTGGTAAAACAATGTTCCAATCTTTATGTTTCTTAATAAAATTCTCAAACTCGGTATCAAAGCCTCGCTTCTTACCTAAGTATTTAATCCTAAAATCTTCAAACAATTGTTTTTGTTCAGTAGATACTATCTCTTTCTCTTTAGGAATCTCTTTCTCTTTAATGTCGGTATGCATTTCCGTATGTTCGGAGTTCCGCATGTACGGAAAAGCGTATATGTGGAATTCATTGCTAGAAAACCTATTCTGATCATCTTTTAACCTAATAACTTTATACAATCCCGCATCTCTTAGACACTTCATTGCCTTTAAATATTTAGATCTACCCATGTTAAATTTATACCTAACCTGATCCTCTAATACTATCCAGTTTTGAGGTTTAGATTGTAGATAACACCAGATGGCCAAAGCATCAGGATCATCAATAGACTGCACAACCTCCCTACTTAGCATAAAGTAAGGAATATCTGGTTGGTGCGATTGTAGTTTATGAATTGGCATTAGATTGATTTTAGCATAAGTTTTACCAAAGGATCGCTATACCAAGTTTTTGAATCCATTAAATCTCTAGTATCAACATAATCATCACCCTTGTGAACAAGTTGTCTAACACTCCTAAACACATGCTTAGGATCAGTTGTTGAGTTCAACCTAGCCCTAGCACAAATAATGCTAGAGCCAAGTCTTAAAGCTAACTCATTACAGGTTATTTCTCTACCATCATCTAATGTATAGAGTCTAACCCAATAACCTGTAGGTGCTCTAGTGTAGGTTATCCCTAATTCAACCTTTGTTTCTCTGTTCATTATCAAAACGGTATAGGATCGTCAAATTCATCTTTACTAACTGGAGCTGGAGCATCTCTACCCACATCACCTATTGGCCTTTGCTCACCCTGAACTTTAACTTCTCTTGTGTAAATTTTAAGCCATGAGCCATACTCACTCTTGTTAATATAACCTGTTAACTTCCATACTTTACCCATTTCATCTTTATATGTGCCATAGTATGATTCTCTTTTGTTATCTTCTTCAGATCCATCATTAGTTTTAAATTTACTCTTAAATAAACTGCCACTTGATGGTTTGTTTTTATCTTCCATTTTTTTTCCTCTAGTTAAAAAAGGGATCTTATCGTAGATCCCAAGAACGCTCTTAGTTAATTAATGCAAGGAAGTGGTATATGAAGCCACCCTGTTTAAAAAACAGTACATTAATCTTGGTAAGAGTACCAAGAAAAACCATATGTTTACTTAAATACTTGTTCGTAATAGTCTACCATAGGAATATATCTTGAGGTTTCTATTAATTGGCCACTATCATTTAAAGTTTTATCTTCTAAATATTCCCAAATTTTAGTAGCTTTTTCAAGATCTCCATCTTTTTTAGCTTTATCTATCTTAGCTTTAATTTCATTAATGTGATCATTCCAAGATTGAGTTTTAGTTTTAGTTTTAGTTTGAGTTGCTCGTTCACCATCATCATCATGTACCTCAAGAGAGAACATAGACCAAAGTGCATACCTACGATTGTAAGTTATTGAACTGCCTAATGATTGGGAATCTTCTTTAGCCATTACAAGCCTAATATTAGACTCAATAAATTCTTCAGGATGATTAACCAGATAAATTCTGGTGTTAAGTAAATCAATACCATCAATATACTGAACAGTTTGTACATAACCCATACCAAGCTCATATAAAACTGGCTTAATTGTATCAATTATGTTGTTAATATTGGCGTATTTGTAGCTTAAAAATTCATTCTTAGATGTTCGTTCCACCTGGTCTACTTTACCTCTAAAATCCATCATAGCTTTCCAAATAGTTGGTTTGTTTTCTAATGTT